GGTCTTCAGTTGGTTCTGGACGTCCAGAAATAAACGTTTTCTACTGGTCATACTCTACGGTTTTTCTTGCGTTTGCCTATGGTTGGCTTTCTACTGTCTTTCTCCTTGCTGTAGCCATAATACAGTTGAGCATAGATAATGGCATGCGTGAGTGTATCTGGGGCATCGTCATTGCCAGAGGTACCCTTTTCAAAAGACAGGATCTGGTCCATAAACTCGTCGAAGTCTTTGCCCTCCAGAGCATCATCCCAAAACAAAATACCACGGTGTAACACACTCAGGATGGTAGCTTCTATTTTGTTGTGTTTGTCTCCGCCCTGGTGCATAGGCATAGGCACATAAGGCGACCTGCTATCTTCTGCACACTGTTGAATAATTGGAGCATAAACGGCTTGTTGTGCTGCCGTTGCATCGTAGAAGGACAAAGGCAATGCACTCTTATTTCTGTACTTCTCCTGCCATTGGAAGTGAACCTCCATAGCGGAGTTGATGTCGCAACGCTGGCAGAACACTTCCAGAACTGTAAGTTCCAGATCCTTTATGCCTAGCAATACGCCTGCTTTGTAGTCGCCTGCGCTGGTATAGGATAAATCCCAATGCGACAGAAAGCCGTCAAAGATCTCATTGCCGTGTACCGATCGCTTGATGATCTTCTCCGCCTTAAAGAGTTTTCCCTCTTCTATGGGGTTGTTGAAGTCTTCTCGCTGGCTGGTGTAATAGTCGTCATTCTCGATGATGGCGTCTGTATCTGCTTTGCTGTAGCGTTCTGGCCACATAGGGTTGCCCTTCTCATCAGTCAAATTGATGGTGCTTACATCGAGGTGTTTGTTGTCTTTGTATTTCTTCAGGACGTAGTCGTTAATCCCGTTTTTCACAATGTAATTATTGGCAAATACCATTCTGGCTCTTCTCAGGTGGAAAGCTTTCCCCAGGTCACCTACGATCTTGTCACCGTATTTGCGCACCTGGTCTTTGTTCTTGGCTGCGTCTCTGTCTTCCACATCATCCACACTGGCAAAGTCTGGACGTGCAGCTCCAAAACGTAAACCCCTGAAAGGTTGATTAAGCCCTAAAGCCTTAAAGTGTTTTCCGTCGTTGGTTTCAAACTCACCGTCTGCCCATGAGCCATAACTCATTTGTGATCCAAAGTCTTTTCTAAAGATCTCGTTACTCTCCAGGTGAGCCTGTATATCTTGAATTAAGATCTTACCAGCGTTTTGATTTCGGCCGATGATGAGCGCAAAGTTGACCTCGTCGCACTGCTTGAGGGCAAGCAAATTGCCAACATTGGTATGTATGGATTTCGCAGCACCACGAAACCACCGCCGAAACTGCTTGCAATACACGTCACCGTATAGGCTTAGATAAGAGTCGAGATGAAACTGAGCCGAGGGGGCATCTGCCAAAGGGAGTCCAGACTTTACACCAAAGTAAAACTCAAAGAAATCGAGATAATTATCTGGTTTTAACAGGCGTTTTATACGAGCCTCTTGCTGCGTGGTTGTCTCTTTGATCAACTTATCTGCAGAAGCAGACTTAATCATTTTTGACAAAGCAAAATAGCGCTCTTTGGCTTCTTTAAGTTCGGTTTTATTCATTGCTCAAAAGTTCTGTAACGTAGCCGTCAAAATGGACGCGTATATCTTTAGTGAGTTGTAGTATGCTGTCTCTTTTTTTGCCTTTACTCTGTCCTGCTTTGGTCATCATATAGCTAGAAAAGCTATCGAAGCTTTCCATGGTGTGTACAGCTTTCTTTCTGGAATCATTCAACCTGTCGAACGCTGCAGAGATCTTTGCCAGGTCATCTGCTTTATACAAAGGGACTTCACCATTTTTGATTGCTATAACATACTGCAGGATCATTTTTTTTATCTCCGAGGGTCTTATGGTATTGAGCTCCTTGGCTTCTTCCCACTTAAACTCTTCTTTCCACTTATAAAGCGTCTTAAGTCCTACGCCTATCAATTCAGAAATATTCTGAATTGAGAAGCCTTTACTATATAGATCTGTGCCTTGCGATATGAGGTAATCCCGCTCGGTCGAGGTCATTCTACCTTTAGCCATTTTGTTTGTATTTGCCGTCAATAATTAGTTGATCACGTTCCAGTCGAATATCATCTATTCGCATCCCATCATATTCCAGTTGCTTTTTTGCTTCAATAATGTACTTCGAGAAATTGTCATCACTAAGCATGTCCTGGACAGCTGCACCCAGTTCTGGATTTGCTTTCCATTCGCCTTTGTAGCTGCTAAGGATAAGCTTTTGGTGTTGCTTATCTGAGTCGCCAATGGTTAAGTCGCCATTAGTGATCATTAGGTCGTTGTTTTGGTCCAGTAATAAGTCTTTCATAGGAGCAAATTTCGCAACTACAATCACCTAATAATAATTATAAATCAAGGCTCTTACAAAATTGTTGAACCCTTGGATAATATGGGCTAAGTAAGAATAAATGGATTTTGTAAACAGGGTAAAGTCATTCAATTTTGTACCCATAATTATTCACAAGCACACTATTAGCTTATGCACACATTTGTAGTTTCAGACGAGTCTATTGTAAACGAATACGGTTATCGTGTTATGACAGACGGTATTGCATTAAAACAGTATGAGCGCAATCCGCTTGTACTTTTCCTACATACTAGAGGGAAAGCAAAAGACGTGGTTGGTAAAGCTGTAAAACTCTATAAAGAAAGCGGTAAACTGATGGCAGACATCGATTTTGATATGGAAGATGAAGACGCAGCTGCACTAGCTGGTAAAGTTGAAAGAGGCTTTATCCGTATGGCTTCCATTTTTGCTACTCCAGAAGCTACCTCCAATGCAGAAGAGGACATCTTACCAGGACAACTATTTGAGACGGTCACCAAGTGTAAGCTTAGAGAGATCTCTATTGTAGATCTAGGTGGCAATGATAATGCTCTTAAGCTAAGTGCTGCAAGTCCACTACAGTTGAATTTGAAACCTTTAAACCCAGAAAACCCAGAAACAATGAATATAGAGCAAATCGCACTAGCCCTTGGCTTAGATGCAGAAACCAACCCAAAAGTGGTGCTACAAAAAGTAGCCGAGATAAAGCTATCTGCTGATAATTCAGGCACTGAAAATGATAATCTAAAAGCTCAGTTGAAAGCTATTAGAGATGCAGAATCTACCACTTTGGTGGATAAAGCTATTATGTTAAAGTTGATCCCTGAAGGTCTTAAAGAGTCTCAATTGAAAGCTTTGGAATCTGATTTTGACAATCAAAAAGTTTTATTGAGCGGCTTAATTGCTCAGGCGGAAAAGAACGCTCAAAAAGACCAAAAGCAAACCGCCATTGGTAAGATATTAGGCGGAGGAAAAGGCACAGACGACTCTATAGAATTGTCTTTTGACTACCTCCAGCAAAACGATCCTGAAAAGCTTCGTGAGCTAAAGGACAATAACAATGCTGAATACGTGAGACTCGCCCAAGAGTACGCTAAAGGCAAACGCTGGACACCAGCCAAAAACTAAACCCAAACCCCAGAAAACAAGAACAATGAAACGACATCTTTCAATCGCAAGTTTAGCCATCAACTTTATTTTGGCTTTAATGATCAGTTTTGCCTTCTCTACCTTCATAGAGATCAATCCTGTGATGACCGCAGTAGCCATCACGGCCGTATCTGCATCAATCGAATATTTATCCCCTAGCATCTTTTCGGGCAAGCTTATGGCTGGCCTACAAAAAGAAGTCTGGGTCGCAGGCATTAAAGAGAATCCCGTGCCCAATACCTCCTTTGTTGCTGCATCCACCGATATGAGTGAATATGTGGAAAACAACAAATTGCATCTTGCAGAAGCGGGCGTAGATCCAGGCGTAAATGAAGATTACTTCGCTGGCAATGAAGATCCACTACCAATCGCTACAACTCCAGACATTCCAAATGAGGTGGTGCTTAGGACTTATTCTACAGACCAGACCAGACACAGAGATCTGCAAGAGATCGAGCTGGCTTACAATCGTAGACAGTCGGTTATCAACAGGCACAGAAACTCACTAACAAAGAACTTAGGTAAAAGAGCAGCTCACGCCTGGACACCTGGAACTTCTGGAACAGACAACAATGTTTTAGAACTCGGAACAGATAGTATTCTAGATGCCATCATCGACATGAGAAAGTTTTACGGAGAAAAAGATAAGACTGAAAACATGAATATCTGTTTAACTCCAGATCACATGGCTAGAATCCGTAAAGAAGATAAGCAGTTGTTTAAGGATATTATGAACGATCGTAACATGTACGGATTTAATGTCTTTGAGTATTCACAAGCTCCATTGTTTACTAGTGCAGGTGTTAAAAAGCCTTTTGGAGCAGTCCAGGAAGCTGGAGACACGAGAGCATCTTTCTTCTGGAATACAGATGAAGTCTTCAGATGTTTTGGAGATGTAGAGCTATATGCAACGCTTAGAGATGCAGGTTTACAAGCCGATATCTTATCGTATGCACAGAGAGCCTTGCTAGGCGTCATTAGAGCTAACAGTCCTAAATTCTTAGGAGCAATCAGATAATCATGGCAAAGAAAACAATCAAAGAACGCGCTCAAGACTAC